CCGAGCCTGCTCTGGCACTGGCAAGAAGTCCAACGTCGAGGGCAACACCCAAGAGACGGACTGCGATGTCTGCGGTGGCACTGGTGAGCAGCCCGAGGGCCGTTCAGAGTTCGACGAGCCCAACCGCCAGAGCATCCCTCAGGAACTCGACAACCGAGACATGAAGGACGCTGAGCCCGAACTCGCCAAGAAGGACTACTCCGACGCTGAACGTGCGGACGCTGCCGAGGCAGGTCAGGCACTCCCCGACGGTTCGTTCCCCATCAAGACCGTCAAGGACTTGAAGAACGCTATCCAGTCATTTGGACGTGCCAAGAACCCAGCAAAGGCGAAGGCTCACATCAAGGCTCGTGCTGAGGCGCTGGGCCGTGAGGACTTAATCCCCGACAACTGGAAGGGCGCTGACGCTGACGTGGCAAAGGCCGCCGAAGACCAGGTTCACGACGCTGACGAACTCAAGCAGATTCAGGCTGGCCTCATCAACTGCATCAAGGCAGAACTCGACGAGATGCTCGCAGGCGACGACAACGAAATCGCCGACATCCGTGAACTGCTCTGCACCCTCGACATGTTCCTCGCATGGTGGACGGACGAGGCATCAGAGAACCAGACCGAAGCCCCATTCACGGGCTGGGACGACACCGACAACACAGGAGACATGATGGCATACATCGGACTCGGCGTTTCAGCCGACCTAATCAAGACCGCAAGCGCAGAATCGGCGACCCCCGAGGTCAAGAACGAACTGCGCAACGAGATCGTCAAGGCGCTGGGCCTTGAAGAAGTCATGACTGCTAAGGCAGAGTTGAGTGAGGCGAAAGAGGAGATCCAACTCCTGAAGGCCGCCCTCGACGAAGTGAAGCAGATGGCTGTACCTGGCGGGCCTGCACTTCGTGCAACCCGTGAACAGACCAGCAAGTCAGCAACAGTCCTTGCGAACGAAGTGGAAGCACAGCGCCTCCGCAACATCGCCAAGCAAGTGACCGACCCTGCACTCCGCAGCCAGTACCTGACAACTGCTCAGGCTCTGGAAGCACTCAACAACTAACTACAACCAAAGGAACCAGAATGGCACTCGCCGCTCCCTCCCTTGACCAGATGTTCTCAGGCCTCCCAGCCGACGAGCAGGTCAAGCGCTTTGAGGCTTACAAGTCAGCCCTTAGCACCGTCCAGTCCAACACCCTCGCTGCTCACCGTCGTGGAGAAATCTCCTTCGACCCACAGCGTGGCATCAACAAGTCAGTCTCGACCGCCAACCGTGTCGCTGAACTGACCAACGAAATCACTAAGGCTGTTTCAGGCGACCAGTTGGCCGCCGTTCAGTCCTCGCTCGACGGCCTCGCCGACTTGCAGAAGGACTTGACGCTGACCAGCCCTCTGAACAGCAGCATCTCGGGCGTCTCGGGTCTCGTACCTTACGACCTCGACCCTGTTCTGTCGTTGCTCATCCCGAAGGAACTGTACCTTCGCAACAGCATCGCCCGTATCAAGGCTCAGGGCCAGGCTCTGGAGTTCCGCCGCATCACGGGTCTGTCGAACGCAGGCGTTGGTGGCGTGGGTCAAACCTCGTCGTTCTTCTCCTCGACCTCGGCTTCGACTTCGTTCGGTGGCGTTTCGCTGAACCGTCCTACCAAGATCACCTACGCAGCCGACAAGATTGTCAAGTCGTTCGTCGAGCAGGGTCTGTCTGACAGCGTTTCGCTCCAGGCTTCCTTCGCTGGACAGGGCTACACCGACCTTCGTCAGTTGTCACACACGGCTCTCATCTGGTCGCACTTCCTCGCCGAAGAGCGCAACATGATGAACGCTGTTTCGACCGCTCTGCCCACCACGGGCCTCGGCACCGCCACTGGTGCTGTGGACTCGACGGGTTCAGGTCTCCCTGCCTCTGGCACGGGTACTGTGCAGGTCACGTTGTCCTCGGCTTACGGTGAGACCCTGCCTGTTTCGGCTGGAACCATCACCTGCGCTGGAACTGGTGCAAAGGTCACTTGGACGGGAACTGCTCCTTACGGCGCTGTTGCTGTGAACATCTACGTCACCGTCGGTTCGACCGTCTACCGTGCTTCAACGGTGTCGCTCGCCTCGGGTGTGACGGGCCTTGCCTTCGCAACCTACGCTGCTGGCGTTCCTGCTGCTGACGGCTCATACAACGCCTACGCTGCTGGCGCTAACTCGGGCTCAGGCTACGACGGCTTCATCAGCACCATCGCTCAGTCTGGTGGCTACCAGGCTCAGTTCAACAACACCGTGTCGTCACAGAGCGAGCCTGCTGGCTTCGTGCAGGACGCTCTCGTGAGCCTCTACAACAGCACGATGGCTGACCCTGAAGTCATCTTCACCAGCGCCTCGGTTCGCCGTGCGCTCTCGAAGGCCCTGCAGTCCACGGCTGTCTCCAGCACCTCCTACCGCTTCAACTACGCCACGGGTTCCGACGGCGTGAGCATCGGTGCGATGGTGACGGGCGTTGCAAACGAAGCGACGGGAACCATGCTCGATTTGGTCACGCACCGCTTCATCCCACAAGGCACGATGGTCATCCACCAGAAGCAGTTGCCTTTCCCTGACTCTGGCGTGTCGCAGACCGTCGAAGTCCACAACGTCGTAGACTCGATGATTATCGAGTGGCCTCAGATCGGCTTCACCTACGACATCAGTTCCTACACCTACGGCTCGCTCGCTTTCCGTGCGCCAGCCTGGTCGGGAATCATCACGGGTATCACGGGCTGATAACCCACCCATCGCTAGTCCCCTGGACAGGCTGAGCGCCGCAGGGGACTAGCACCGAGGGTTGAGCAGGGCGGTGGGGTTTCCTCCCCTTTCCTCCGCCGCCTTGCTCCCCTCCTCGAAAGGAGAAAACATGAAACTCGTCGGCTCAGACAGAGGCCTCAAAGAAGTGACCGTCAATGACGGTGCAGTAATCCAACGCCAGAAAGACGGCACGTTCCACGTCGAGGGCGAGACAGCACGGATGCTCGTCAAGTCGGGCGACTTCGCTGTCGCAGGAACGAACTTCAGCCACGTCCGTCAGGGCTTCAAGTGCCTCGACTGTGGCTTCAACGCACTCATCAAAGACCGTTGCGGCAAATGCGACGGCACGAACTTAGAGGAAGCCTAGATGGTCATCGCCCCGTTCTTCAGCACCGAAGGCATCGTCGAGCCATACGTCTCCCTCAACGAAGTCAAGTTCTCCGCCACGGCGGCAGCCATCGACTTCAGCAACCTCATCGAGAACGCCTCTCAGGTGGCCCAAGACCGTGCGCTCCAAGAGACCATCGTGCGAGCCTCGTCAAAGGCCGACACCTACTGCTACGGCAAACTCGGCACACTGAACGCCACCTCGAACACCGAGAACGGCTGGTATCGCCCGAACCGTGACGGGAACCTCGTGTTCACCCCCTCGTTCTCACCAATCCTCGCAGTCACCGACATCCAAGTCGGCTGGGGGCCTGGTGACGGCCTGAGCGACATCACCCTCAGTTCGTCCAACGTCGCCATCGACCGTGACCAGTTCACCCTCACCGCCCCCTCGACGCTCGGGCTCTACTTCGGCAACCTCGGCATCGCTGGTGGACGCTGGGGATACCAGACGAACATGTGGTGTCAATACACCTACATCAACGGCTGGTTCAACTCGTTCACCTCGACCTCGACCACCGCAGGCTCGACCACGCTCGTCGTGAACGACGCTACGGGCATCTACCCTGGCATGAACTTCACTATCTGGGACGGCATGAACGACGAGTACGTCACCGTCTCAGAGGTGAGCGGCACGAGCATCGTCCTGACCTCGCCGACGAAATACAACCACGGCGCAGGCGTGAACGTCTCGACCATGCCTGCCGCAGTCAAGCAGGCCGTCATCCACTTCGTCGTAGCGATGATTAAGGAACGTGGGCAGGGCGGTCTGGTCATCAACGAAATCGGCGAGCCAGGCGCAGTCTCAAGCCGTGAGCAGTCCTCGATGACCGACGAGATGCGAGCCTACGACATGCTCGAACCGTTCAAGGTCATCGGTGGTCGTCAATGAGCCGCACAACAGTCCGAGCGCAGTTCATCGACTACCTCAACAACGCTGGCATCACCTATCTGTCAGAGGTCAAGAACTTCCCAGCGAAGTTCACCCCCGAGGGCGACTTCTACGAGGGACAAGACCCAGGACACCAGCAGGGCTGCATCGTCTACCCCTACATCGAGACGCAGAGCGAGAAGCGCATCGAACTGACGGGAGCCACGGGCGGCGGCAAGGAAATCACCTACGAGGTGGTGTTCACCTGCATCTTCCGTTCCAACAAGCGCAAGACCGAGGACGCTGGCGTAGACGCTGAGACCTTCCTCGACTCGTTCACGAACGCCATCCGTGCGTCGAAGAACTGCGGCGGCAACGGCCCTATCTTCCAGTGGGGAGAGGGAGCGACCAACGGTGGCACAGACATCGAGGTCACGGCGTACTACCCACGCCAAATCAACGGATCAGCGAGTGCTACGCAGGTAGTCTCGTCGGTTCGTGTTCGCATCATCGAAATCACCAACTCCAACTCGTACATCTCCTAAGGACACCTATGTTCACCTTCACCGACAGCCAAGAGCGCATCTACCCCAACCTGTTCGACGCAGAGGGGAACGTCCTCGTCGCAGTCCCCAACGTCACCACCCTGGCAACTGACCCAGGTGACGGACGCTGGACTGCTTCAGCACCTGCGCCACAAGCCACGCAGACGGCCCCAGAAGCCCCTGTAGCGGACGCAACACCGACCACCGACCCAACCACCACCAACTAAGGAACAGACATGGCAAACAACGCCTTCCTCACAGCCAACTCGTACCTCGGAATGGTCATCGAGACCACCGAGGGAACGCTCCCGACGACTGGCACGGCCTACTGGCTCCCCGTCACGTCGCCGCAGATTACGCCGAACCAGATGTTCCTGCGAGACGAAGCGCTTCGTGGATCTCCCACGACGGTCTACGACCAGGTGCAGGGTGTTCGTCACGACGAGTTCGAGTTCAAGTCCTACCTGTTCGCTGACACCTTCCCCGTTCTGGTGCGCTCCATCCTCGGTGGCTCAGACACCAAGACTGGCTCAGGCCCCTACACCCACGCCATCAAGGTTTTGAACAACGCCGCTACGGGCTCACAGCCCCCCACCTACTCAATCCTCGACTTCGACGGTGCGAACTACTTCACCGTCTCGGGCGCACAGGCCGACTCACTGGGCATCACCTTCGGCGCTGACGCTGCTGCCGAGGCGACCATCAAGTACCTGGGCAACCCCTATGTCTCCTACACCTCGGCTCCCACGGTGTTCGCCACCCAGAGCCTCTCGACGGAACACCTGATTCCTGCTTGGAACACTGTCGTCACCATCGGCGGCACGACCTACAGCAACGTCTCGACGGGCGAAATCACCATCAACCGCAAGACGCAGGCCATCTTCACCCTCGGCACTCAGGCTCCCTACAACCTGTTCGCTGGGCCCATCGAGGTCACGGGTAAGTTCACGTTCGTCATCAACAGCACCTCAGACGTGTTCTCGACGGGCTCAGGAGCCTACGGTCTGACCCGTTCGCCCGAGGCCATCGTCGTCACGCTGACCGACCCCAACGACCAGACCTCCAGCACCAACCACTCGGTTTCGTTCACCATGTCGGCTGCTCAGATTATGAACATCAAACGCACCCGTGGCAAGGAGTTCACGGAACTCGAAGTTGAGTTCACCGCCAACGCCAACCAAACGGACTCAACGACGGGATACTCACCTATTCAGGCGACTATCATCAACGGCGTATCTGGCTCGTACTAATAACACCAAAGGGGAAACATGCCTATCGTCCAACTACCAAACAACCAGTCAGCAGTCATCTGCGCCCGTGAAGAAATCACCGAGCGAACCACTCGGGCCATCTCTCGTGCGTACATGAAGGCGGCTGGCACGGCTGCGAAACTTGCCATCCTCGGCTTCGACGACAAAGACCCCAAGACGTGGGGCATCTTCGCCGACATCTCCGAGGACGACCAGGCGAACCTCGACGGCTATCAGGCGCAACTCATCGTGGGTCTGGTGAAGCAGTGGACGCTGGGCGAACTGCCCACGCTGGAGAGTGCGTTAGACCTGCCTAAAGCAACGTTCGACGCACTCTCTGAGGCGTGTGCCATCGAGTTCAACGGATCTAGCGTGGACACGGAGCCAGCGATAGACCCTTTAGTCCCTACCGCCGACTGAGCAAACTCAAGGCCGCCCTCGAAGGCAAGTCCACCGAGGTAGACGCTGAACTGCTCGCCCTCTATCGTGAGCATCGGTTCCGCAAGACCTACGGCGGCAGTCACGAGGACTTCCTCAAACAGCCTCGGCAGGTCACAGACTGGCTCCTCGCTATTGCTCGCATAGAACAGGAAGCCCAGAATGGCTAACGGCATCGAGGTCAATGACGGGGGATTCCTCGACGCACTTCGCATGGACAAGAAAGCCGTCGGCGATGCGGCGCAACGCTTCGTCCGTCAGGGCGGTGAGGTCATCGCTGGCAACGCTCGCAAACAGTTCATCGGTGGCAAGGAAGCGCAGGCCACTGACTCATGGCGCTCGGACGCTTGGCCCATCCCCACTCGTCGCACGGGACAACTACAGAACTCCATCCGAGTCTCTAAGGTCTACAAGCAGGGCTCGTTCTGGGTCTCAGAAACAGGCCCCACAACGGTCTACGGGCGCAGAGTGGAACTCGGCTACACGGGGACAGGTCACTTCCCCTACTACACCACTCGCTCGTTCCCGTACATGCGACCAGGACTCGAAGATTCCAAAAACGAACTAACTCGTCTCTACGCATCGCTCATCGGATCAGCACAACAACTCTAAGGGAAGCCCATGCCTCTATTACCTCCAGTTATCGCCACACTCCTCGCTGACACGAAGGAATACATGGCGAAGATGGACGAGGCCGAACACAAGATGGGCAAGTTCGGCGCTGCGTCGGACGTTGCTGGGGCAAAGTTCAACAAGTTCGCTAATCTTGCTTCGGACGCTGTTATCGGAGTGGGCGCAGCCATCACTGCTTATGGCGTAGACAAGGCCATCGAGTTCCAGAAGTCGCTCGACGCACTCCAGAACCAGGCAGGCTACACCGCCAAGCAGGCTGACGAGGCTGGCAAGTCCATCCTCAACATCTCCAACGCCACGGGCATCGCCTCATCGAACATCGCCAGCGCCTACCTCCAAGCGGCAAAGGCTGGCATCTCGCAGGCCCATGCGCAGCAACTCATCAACGACGCAGCCGAAACCGCCGTCATCACGGGTGGCGACGTGACCTCGACGACGCAAACTCTCATTGGCATCGAGAACCTGCAGATCGCTAAGGGCATGAGCGTCGCTCAGGTCTCTGACCTTATGGTGATGGCGAACAAGCGTCACGTCGGCTCGCTCGACACCCTCACCTCGGCGCTGACGGGCAAGGTCGGTGGCGCACTAGCGGCGGCTGGCGTGAACCTGGCAGAAATCGCCGCAGTCTCAGAAGTGGCATCTCGGGCTGGATACGACAGCGCCAAGTCCTACACCGCTCTCGCCACGGGACTGAACAAAATTGAGAGCCCGACTGCTAAGTCCGCTAAGGCTATGGGGCTCCTCGGCATCAACGCCCAGACCCTCGCCACTACCGCTCGCCACCCTGGCACGGGTCTCGTGGACGTGCTGGAGTATCTTGAGAAGGTATCCAAGCGCACGGGAACCTCGATGAACACCCTCATCTCGGGAACGTTCGGCCCTGGCTCTGTCGGCATGGTGACTGACTTGGCAAACCACATCGGCACGTTGGCTGGCAACGTCAAGGCTCTGGGCGGCGCATCTGGTGGTGGTCTCCAGTCTGCGTTCTCTGTGGCCTCGAAGCAACTCGACGTTCAGATGAAGATTATCGAGCAACGCCTCATCAACTCGGCGACTATGTTCGGTCTGAAACTCATGCCCTACGTCGCAAACGCCGCCAACGTGCTGACAAACTCAATGGACTACCTCGCAAAGCACCCTGCGGCTGTCGGTCAAATCGGCATCGGCATCGCTACCGCCCTCTCGGGTGCGCTGGCGTTCAAGGCTGCTGGCGTAGGTGTGACCATCGCTGAAGCGTTCGGCGCAACCATCGCAGGCGGCACAGCCCTCCTCATCGGTGCGGCAGTCTCGGCAGGTGTTCTGGGCGCTCTGGAAATCTGGAAGTACGGCAAACAGCCCGAGTCCGATTACCTCAAGGCCCACAACGAACTTCAGCGCAATAAGGCTGGCGGTATCTACGACATCGCCGCTCTGGTGGTGAACACCATTACGAGCGCCGCTAACCACGTCATCACGAAGTTGCCAGGCAACCCCTACATCCCTGCTCTGCCCATCCTCGGGTCTACGGTCACGAACAGCACTCAAGCACCTGGCATGCTCGGCAACCTCAGCCCACTCTCGCCAGGCTTCAAGGGCAAGACGACCATCAACGTCACCGTCGCCCCGAAAGGCAAGGCTAAGTCCTAATGCCGACCTTCGATAACACCTCGGGTCAAGACGAGACCATCAACATCAACATCGACATCGACGCTATTGTCGCTGAGTTGGTCAAGCACCCCACGTTCATCAAGGCCATCGCCCTGCACATCCGCACCGCTCAGACCAAAGACGTGCGCCGCATGGGCAACCTGTACGGCTCTAAGGCCGACAAGCCCAAGCCAGCGCCGACCACGAAGCGGAGACTGTCGTGACGCTGAACTCGCTCCCCGTCCTCGATGTCTGGATCGCCTTCAACCCCACCGAGGGCGGCGCATCCCTGACCAACGCTAACCAGCAGGCCCTACCAGCCTCGGGCTCGTCGAACTCGTACTGGACATGGATAGGCAGTTATGTCCGTGACTTCGCCACCAAGTCAGGGAAGCAGCACTACCTAGATCGAGTGGAAGCCACCACGCTTCGCATGACGCTCAACAATCGAACGGGCTTCTTCACGAACGGGTCGGTGAACGGCACGTCCTACACCATCGCCCCTCGGATGCCCATCGCTGTCCAGGCAACGTGGAACTCGACGACCTACCCAACGTTCTTCGGCATCATCTCCAGCGTCACGGAGAAACTCGCCGACGCTCTGAACTCCGACCTCGACATCGAGGCCAGCGACCTGCTGCAGTACCTCAGCCTCAAGTACCTGCACCGCCCCTCATTCTGGGAAGGCTTCGCTACCTCGACCTCGACGGCTAGTTGGTATCGCTGCTCGAACTACGCCCTCGCCACCGTCACCTCGGCAGTCGCCAACGGCACGAGCATCACCTATCAGATTGTGGACTCCAGCGTGAACTTCACCACGGGGCAGAACGTCACGGTCACGGGGCTCTCAGGCAACACCTTGCTCAACGTCACGAACGTCACCATCACGGGAACCACGGTCTCGGGCGGTATCGTCACGGCCTTCACCGTCGCTTCCAGCCTGCCCAACGGCACGGCGGCGACCTCATCAGGCGTGGCCTACATCACTACGCTCCACGACTACGTTGGCAGTTCCCCTGGCTACTTCCTCGGACAAGTCTCCTACCCTGACAACGGCGTTCTCATCTACGACACCGACGGCTGCGTCAGCCTCTCGGGAACCTCGAACGTCGCCACGGGCTCGCTACAGTTCGACCCTGCTGGCGGCCCCGACTACGGCGGCATCGACTTCTGGATTCTGGGTCAGCAGGTACAGGGCAACACCCTGCTCCAAATCGACTACGGCTCACCAGTGAACTACATCACCCTCGGCATCAACACGCAGGGCTTCATCCAAGTCAAATACAGCAACGGTACGCCCACGGTGGTCGGCTCGCAGGTGAACGACGGCTACTGGCATCATGTCGGTCTTGCCACCCTCGGCTCGGGCTCCTCGGGAACCCTCTACCTCTACTGCGACGGCGTGTTCACCTCGCTGGGGCTGACCTCGACCTACCTCTACGCCTCGGGGAACATCTACCTCGGCGCAGACTCCACGCTGACGGCCTCCTACAACGGGCAAATCGACGAAGTGGTGGTGTCGAACCTCTCCAGCATTTCGACGCTGGCGGAGGAGATTCAGCAGCGATACCGTGCTGGCATCATCCTCCAACTCGGCTATCCCGTGACCAAGAACAAGGTCTACTCGGCTGACCGCATCGCTGAGATGCTCACCCTGGCAGGCTTCGGCTCCATCACGGGCGGCTCGGTCTCGGCGCAGTCCTCGCTCAACGTCCCGAACTTCAGCATCTGGACTTCCTACGGAACCTACGCCAACTACGCCTACAACACGGGGCAGGGGACGATAGCGACGGAGCCCTACTACTGGGACTCGCCTATCAGCAGTTCGACGGCCCTCGACCTCATTCAGCAGGTCACGGACACCGACATCGGCTCGTTCTATCAAGACCCGAGCGGCGTGTTCTACTTCGCCCCCCAGAACTACTTCGGAACGTGGACATTCTCACCAGCCGTTCCCCCGTACACCCCGAGCGGAACGTGGGCTCCGAACTCCGTGTTCAACTCGCCCTACTCGTCGCTCGCTGTGCTGGCGGACGACAACACCACGGGGGCGTACATCTATGACTGGGAATCGCTGGAAGTGGTCTACGACGACGTGGACACCTGGACGACGGTGCGCATCACCCCTCAGGCTGGCGTAGACCAGATCTACGAGAACCTGAGCAACGAGCAACGCTGGGGCTTCTCCACGCTGTCCAAGACCTCGACGCTCTCGTCCTCGCTGACGGACGCACTTTCGACGGCCTACTTCCTCGGCTACATCTACCAGAGCCCACTCCCCCGAGTGAACTCCGTGATGTTCCTGAGCGAGACGGTCTCGGGCGGAACGGTGGGCTACAACCTGCCCCTGATGCTGGCAGTCCAGCAAGGAGCGGTGTTTCTGTTCAAGCGCACGATGCCCAACGCTCAGGCGAACTTCGTCAAGTTGCCGATGGCTGTCGAGTCGGTGTCGCACGAGTTCGCCGCCGAACCTGGTCACTGGCACACAACGCTTACACTTGACCCGTACCCTGTACGAGCAGGCGGTAGCAACTGATGACCATCAAGAACACGACAACCTACGGGTCGCAACTCACCTCACTCGGTGACGGGTCGGACGCTTCCTTCTGGCGGCAGAACACGGCATGGACTTCTGGCTCGGTGAAACTCAACACGCCGAACACGCTCTGCTCGAACGGATCGTGGACGGCCTTGACGAGCGTTCTCTCCTCGCCCAACGGCTATGGGGTCACGGGTGGCTTCTACAACTACCTCATCTTCTGGTCATTCGGTTCGGGAAGCACCGCCCCCTCGGCTGGTCTCTACCTCGACGCAGGCATCTCGACCACAAACACGGGAACGGGCGCTTCGATGAACGTCTACAACTCGGAGGTCGGCTACTCGTCCACGAGTGACCGCAACCACTACTCGGGCGTGATTCCCTACAACGCAGGCGGAATCCAGCCCTTCTACCTCAACCTGTACGTCTACGCCAACGGCGGCAACTGGTACGCCTCATACGCATCACTCGTTGTCATCGGCATTAACTAAGGAGAACCCATGTCAGACACACGCAACGCAGTCGTCGAGTGGGCCAAGTGGCTCATGGCGCACAAAGCCGAGATGAACTACACCGAGGGCGGAGACCGCCTTGCCGCCATCGGTGAATGGCCGCCCAAGTTCCCCATCAACACCGACTGCTCGGGCTTCGTGACGCTCTGCTACTGGCTCGCTGGCGCACCAGACCCGACCAACAGCAACTACGGCTCACACGAGGGCTACACGGGAACGGAACTGAACATCGGCACGGAAATCCCCCTCTCACTCGTCGAGCCTGGTGACGCTATCGTCTACGGCCCTGGCACGGGCTGGCACACCGCCCTCGTCGTCGAGGCTGGACACGACCCCCTCACGATCTCGATGGGACAGCAGGGCGACCCCAGCCTCGTTCGTGTCTCTCAGGACGGACGACAGCCGCAACGCTACCTGCGCTTCCGCACCGAGGGAACCCTGCGCACCCCTGCCGACCTTGACAAGCCCACTATCAAGGTGGCGACCCCTGACCTGACCAAGACTGCGCCCCACGTCGAGGCTCCCGTAGTTCACCCAGAACCCCACCAGACCGCCCCAGAAGCCCCTCACGCCGAGGCTACGCACCAGACGGTAGACCACGTTCCAGCGACGGGATTCCCCCTGCTGGGCGAAATCGAACACTTGGTCAAGGAGGTCATCGAAGGGCCGAGTGTGTCATGATGGGCAACCTCAACTCGTTTAACTTCTGGGTACAACTGCTCGTCAGCATCGGCTTCCTCATCGGCATCATCTGGGGAGCCATCAAGACGGTGAACGAGTTCATCAAGTGGTGGCACGGCAAGGTCGCCGCAGTCGCCCTGACCAACCTCGAGACGCAAATCGAGGAAATCAAGAAGCAATACAAGCCCAATGGCGGCAGTTCAATGCGTGACGCTATCAACCGCATCGAGGCCACGCTGAACCGCTTGGACACGAAACTCGACCTGGTGCAGACCGAACTCGACAAGCACCTCGGAGCCCACGAAGGACTATGAAGTACCAGCACCCCATCACGAACGATGAAATCGGACTGGGCGAACACCTCTCATGGATGGTGCAAGCCCGAATCCGTCGCTGGTCATTCGTTGGTTGGGTGACGCTCGCCACGGCGACCTGCTGGGTTATCGGTTCGCCGCTCGTCCTTGAGTGGTGGAACTACTCGGCCTCCTACATGGCGGTCTTCATCGAGTTAGTCGTCGGAATCGCTATGTACGAGCAGACCAAGAACGACGCAAAGGTGATCCGTAAGATTCTCAAGATGGAGACATCTCAGTTCGAGGAACTCAAAGACCTCATCACCCGAGTCGAGACCGACCTCGAAGTCATGCATTACCCAGAGATTACAGATAAGGAAAACAACTAATGGCACTTCTATCAACCACCGCCGAGAACACCGCTATCGCCAGCATCTTCGTTCCCTCGACGACCTACTACCTCAGCCTCCACTCCGCCACGCCTGGGCAGACGGGCGCAAGCGAAATCACGGGCGGCTCATACGCTCGTCAGTCGATTACGTTCGGCGCTGCGTCGGGTGGCTCAGAAGCCTCGACCAACTCGCAGACTTTCACCAACCTGCCAGCCGAGTCAGGCGGCATCCCTTACTTCGGTCTCTGGTCGGCCTCAAGCGGCGGAACCTACATCGGCGGAGGCTCAACCTCTGGCCTGACGGGCTCGCTTCCTGCTGGTATCTCTGTGAACTTCGCCACGGGCGCTGTCACCGTCGCCATCTCCTAATGCCCAATGAGCAGACTTTCACCGCTACGGCTCACGCCACTTATACGCTCCCTGAAGAGGAACCCAAAGAGGACTAATGGACGCACTCAAGAACTTCGCCTACTCGCTGGTGGCTACGCCGCCGTCTCCTGCCACCACAGGAACCTCGCTGACAGTCACGAGTGGACAGGGTGCGCTGTTCCCTGCGGCTCCGTTCGACGCAACCATCTGGCCCTCTGGCGTACAACCCCTTTCGACTAACGCCGAAATCGTCCGAGTGACGGCTGTTGCTACTGACACCCTCACCATCACTCGTGCGCAGTACGGCACGACCGCTCAGAGCATTACCACGGGCTACCAGATTGCCCAGACCATTGACGCAAACCTGCTCGGACAGTTGGCTCCCCTCTCGGGTGCTACGTTCACGGGCGAAGTCGCTGGGCCTGACTTCAACGCCTCTGGGCTGACGGGAGCCACGGCTGGCAGTCGCTTCGTAGGCGCAACCTCATCGGGCGCACCGACCTCGGGAACGTTCGTCAAGGGCGACTTCATCGTGGATCAGTACGGCAAAATGTGGGTCTGCACGGCAAGCGGCACACCTGGCTCGTGGCAGTCAGTCGGCAACGGCACAGTCGGCACGACGGGCGCAGTCACCGCCACGGGCTCGACCCAATACAGTTCTGCGGCGCTCCCCAATAACTACAACATCGTCTCGGGCGCAACCGCCACCACGAACGGCGGCGCTGGCACGGCGGTCATCCTGCCGTTCATCTCCTACGCAGGTCAGTGCATCTGGATAGACAACACGGACTCGACCCACTGGCTCAAAATCTACCCAAGCACGGGACAGAGCATCGACAGCGCAGGCGCAAACAACCCCGTCTGGATTGCACCCTCGGCTTACTGGCTGGGCATCGTCGAGACCACGGGCGCATCGGGCAACTGGGCTTCGGCTGTTCCCTCGCTCAACAGCGACTCCAACGGCAACATCACCGTCACCTACGCCAACGGGCAGACCACGTTCGGCCTGACCTCAACCACTGGCTCGGGCGCAGTCGTCCTGGCAACTTCCCCCACGCTCGTCACCCCAGCCCTCGGAACCCCAGCCTCGGGAGTTCTCACGAACGCCACGGGTCTGCCTCTGACCACGGGTGTCACGGGAACGCTCCCTGTCGGCAACGGTGGCACAGGTCTTACCTCGCCTGGTACGTCTGGCAACATCTTGACCTCGAACGGTTCGGCGTGGACTTCGGCGGCGCTTCCTGGTGCGACTATTCCGACCAACGCCACTGTCTGGAACGGTGCGTCCTATACAAACATTGGCAGCGTCAATTCCGCGTTCATCTCATCAAACTTCAACTCGACTGCATCGGCGCGAACACTTGCGTACATGACGCTTTCCGCAGGTACGTGGCTGCTCACGGCACAAATAAGCGCAAATCAAACTTCTAACACAAGCGATACGTTAAGTGGATACTTGTCAGTGACGGCTGGAACATTGGTCAGCGCTGGATCGTATTTTGGAACTGGATCTGGACAAGACGAAACGATTACGCTTTCATTCTCGACGGCTTACACTGTCGCAAGTGGAACGTCGACCGTGACTTTAGGCGCGCAAACACTCACCGCCAACGGAAATATTCTTGCGGCAGTCAATGGTCTGGCAAATGCAACTGGCATGACCGCAGTTCGTATCGCCTAAGGAGACTAGATGCTCGGCGCAAACTATCTAGGTGCGCCCTATCTCGGGCAGGCGTATGACGAGCCTACGAAGTCGGCCACAGGCTCGGGTTCGTACTCGTTCGCTGGCTCAGCGACGGGAACGGTGGTCTACCCAGCGACGGGCTCTGCCACGGGCTCGTTCGCTGGCTCAGCGACGGGAACGGTGGTCTACCCAGCGACGGGCTCTGCCACGGGCTCGTTCTCGGGCTCAGGAACCGCCACTTACGACGAACCTGCCACGGGCTCGCTGTCGGGAACCTTCACGGGGTCGGCGACGGGCAGGCTCGCAAGCACGGGCTCGCTGTCGGGAACCTTCACGGGGTCGGCGACGTGGGCTATCGCCGACATCGCCACGGGCTCGGCGGCTGGCACATTCTCAGGAACGGCCTCGGCTCGCATCACCTCCACGGGCTCTGGCTCATACGCCTATAGCGGAAGCGGTGCGGCGAAAGTCGAAGCCTCTGGGAGCCTTACAGGGGCATTTCAGGGCAGTTCTAACGCAACTTGGTACTACCCTGCCGTCGGTGTCGAGACTTTCACGTTCACCGCATCGGGAACGGCGACCCACTTCCAGCCCTCACCAGGCACAGTCGAGGGGACGTTCTACTCGGCAACCGTCCGCAACGTGGCGCTACAGGCGAGCGTCGAGGGGACGGCCTACGCTGGGAGTGTCACAGGTACGGCCTACCAAGCAACAGTCGAGGGGTCGGCATACGCTGGCTCCGTGAAAGGAACATTCGGACAATGAGCAGTTCATACACATTCTACGAGGGCGCTGCCCTGCAACTTACGACGGCGGACTACCCATTCACCGCCATCAACGGAACCGTCGTCACGCCCGACATGGTGACGCTGCAGATCTCCGTACAGGGGCAGACCCCACTGACCTACACTTGGACGAACCCCACGGGCGACCCGACCAACACCATCGTCAAGACGGGAACGGGAACCTTCTACGCCAACATCTCCACCACGGGGCTCGCTGGCGTGTGGAACGTCATCTGGTCAGGCCAGCCATCGAGCGGCCTGGACACCACACACACCTCGGCGGTCTGGCAAGGCGAAATCACGGTTTCTCCGACAGGGTTCTGATACACTCAGGCTGTGGATAACCTGAGGAGGAACAGATGACCACGCCTGACCTGAGTGAGTTCAGAAACAACGTCCGAGCCAAGCCCTGCATCGTCGCCAGATGGCAGGAAAGGTTATCTACCGATGACCTGGAGAAGTTCGTAGCGGCGCAGGAAGCAAAGGACATCAACACCTCGTCTATCTTTCGCTGGGCTGAAAAGCGTGAGGCCAACTTTCGCCTCAATGCGCTGATGGTACACCGCCGAAAGGGATGTTCATGCCAACGGATCTGAGCGAGTTCGAGAGCCGTCCCGAGAAGGTCATGCGCTCGTCCATCGAGGTTGGCGCTGACGGCGGAGAGTTCACCACGGGCGAACTGACCCGACCCATCCAACTCGCCTCTGACTGGAACGCAGTCCTTGAGGGCTTCGGCCTCGACCCCGACGAGTTCTACGTCGTAGACGACACCGTTCGGATGTCCAAGTGGCAACAGTCCAAGCGCACCGAATCGGGAGACCGTGACGTGGTGTGGCTCTACTCCTACAAGGCTCGGTTCGCTCGGTGTTCGCCCCAGGCAACTGAAGCCGACGTGGAGCAACTGCGAGCCAAGATAGACAAGTGGCGACCCAAGACCACCAAGACCGTCGGCACAGGCGAGCCCTGCACGTTCGTCATCAACTGGGCAGACTGGCAGATAGGGAAGTCCGAGAACGGCGGCGTGGAAGCGACTGTGGATAGGGTGCAGAAGTCCATCGAGGACTGTCTGACCCGAATCAAGGAACTGCGCAAGGCAGGCCGCAACATCGAGAAGGTCGCCATCTTCAACATGGGCGACCCCAGTGAGGGATGCTCGGGCAACTACTCAGCCCAGACCTTCACCGTCCAACTCAACATGAGGGCACAACTCAACCTCGTCCTTGACCTGTGGACGCAGGGACTCGCAGCCATCCAGCCCGACATCTTCGCCAGCGTTCTCTGTAATCACGGCGAATGGACACGCAACGGCGGCTCGAAGCCCATCACCTCGGACTCCGACAACGTGGGCGGCTACCTGGGCGACACGCTCCAGCGCATCTTCGGCGATGACGGCCCGAGCGAGTGGCACGTCGCTCACGACGAGATGGTGCAGGCCATCACGCTCTCGGGCGTTCGAGTGGCTATCACCCACGGTCACAAGATAAGTGGCAAGGAGTTCGAGTGGCTCCGAGGTCAAGCCCAGCGTCTGCAGTACGAGGACGGGGTGATGCCTCGCCTGTGGATCACTGCGCACCGCCACCACCTCTCAATCGAGGACTTCGGAGCGTTCTGGCGCTTCCAATGCCCATCGCTCGACGGGGGCTCTAAGTGGTTCAGCGACATGACGGGCAAGTGGTCTACGCACGGCACTTTGACCATGCTGGTCGGTAATCACGACCTCCGTGGCTGGTCAGACGTGGCTGTTCTGTAGCGTCTAACGCTAGGAAAAACACGCTGGGCGGAGGTCTATCATAAGAGACCTATGGCCCACATCCTCTACCTCTGCGAGAACTGCAACAAGATGACTACTCTGTCTAGTGGGGCTCTCGTGAACATCCCTTTCAACCGTCTGCCGCAACTCGTCCTCGAAGCCGACAGACACAAGTGCATCAAGAAAGAAGCAGCATGAACAACTACCAGAAGAACATAGTCCGCACCTTCGTCCCCGTCGCTGTCGCATCAGTCGTCGCATGGATCACGAAGGCCGAGAAGCACCTGACCCCTACGGAACTCTCCATCGTCATCCCTGTTGGCTCGACGGTCTACTACGCCATCGTGCGTCAGTTGGAAGTCAAGTTCCCTAAGTTGTCCTGGCTCCTCGGTGCGCTTCCCGTCAAGGCGGCAGGCTCGACCCCCACGGAGACCCCAGCCAAGTGAGCCACATCGCCCAACCTGGCGACATCGGCTTCGCACACTCCAACGGGTTCTTCGGCAAGGCCATCCGCTTCGGCGAGCGTATTCGCTGGGGCGAGAAGCCCTCGGAGTGGAATCACGCTTTCATCGTGGACAGGGTGGAACTCGTCGGCAGCGTAGACGAGGGATTCCGTCCTGAAATCTACATCATCCAAGCCGAGCCCTCGGGCGTGACCAACGACAAACTGATTCAGTCAGTGGGTTCGTACACGCTCATCGAGCCGACCCCTGACCTACCTCGGGCCGACATCCTGAAGTTCGCCAGGGCGCAGGTGGGCAGTCACTACGGCTTCATGACCATCGTGTCCGTGGCGCTCGACATCATCTCGCCTAACTGGTTCCCGTCGTTCCGTCGGCGTGGGACGTGGATTTGCTCGGCCCTCGTCGCTGAGTCGCTGCGCTACGCAGGCTGGCTCGAAGCGTGGGGCGACATCTACACCGTGACCCCTGCGCAACTCTGGCAAAAATACACACACGCTAGTATTTAGTCGTCGGCAGCACGGCTGACTTCTTCATCTTCCTCAGATGGCGAGACCCCCGAGACCCGAGAGAAAACGGGCTCGGGGGCTTCGCATTTACTCCCCCAAACCCCTTACGCCACAAGGCTTTACAAAGTTTCTTGCAATAAGACTTGCATTTGTCCAACTGGTGGACATAGAATCTTTACATCGGCAACACCGCCGAGTTCTGAGGAGGACACAATGACGAACCGCTACTTTTACAAGGGCCACCACATCGTGCCAGTTATGAACGATGACACCGAGAACGTTGTGGACTACTGGGACATCATTGAGTGCGACTGCGACGCAAGCGGTTTCGACTGTGACTGCTGGTGGGCAGAGTCTGCGCCAACAGAAACGGCGGCGAGTCTCAAGGACGCGAAGTCGATTGCGTCAAAGCGTTGGGAGGACGGCAAGTTCTTTCGTGCGTTGTGGAAGGTGGCGGCACGATGACTTACGAGCAGGCACTCCGCAACTACCACAATGTTCTGGATGGCATCCGCAATCAGGCCGAAGGGACAACAATCCTAACCCCAGCAGAGTCGGCTCGCATTGACCGAGCGCTTGAACAACTCATCAAAGCAGGCAAGGAAGGTGAGTAATGGCATCAACGAAGGGCGCAGTCGTCACGGAGTGGAACGGTCTACTCCGTGGCGATGCCGTCAAGGTCAAGAACGTTCGAGGGAACTTCACGTTCTTCTCGGCACAACTCAGCGAGGGCGGCGAGACCCTATGGGTCACGGTGTTCGGTGGCACATGGCAACACGCCAAGTTCCGCCACTTCCCTGCTGATCTAATCGCTACTATCAAGAAAGGAGGAAAGCGATGAGCATACGAGAGAATCTCTGGACACTCGGCTACACACTCGAAGATGACGGCCCTGACGGTCAAGTCTGGAAGCGTGAAGGAGTGAACGTGAACACCTACGTCTCGCTCTCAGTCGGCGACGGCATCATCCAGGCGGTCAAGATGCCGAGAGATGTCGAGGAAGCGACGACGGTGATTCACTTCAACCGTGAGTGCGAAGAACTGACGAATCTGTTGAAAGGTTGGAATGTCACACCTGCAACTTATTCTTGAGGAACGCATGGGGCAGTCACTAACAGCGTGGCTCGCTTCAGCAAGGACGGGTGGCATGAGTTATCGAGAGATCGCAAAGTGCCTCACGGACGAGACTGGAATCACAGTCTCAAAATCAGCAGTTCACTATTGGCTGCACAACTAACAATGAAAGAGGAAGAAATGAAGAAAGAAGTCCCCGTCGTGCTGGCACTCAATGTCCAACTCGACATCAAGCAGGTGGCGTTGCTCACCTTTGTCCTAGCGGAGGCCCAACACCGCCGCCAGAACATCCCAGAGAGCCTCGCCAACGTCGAGGAACTGTCCATGCTCATCTGCCAGGGTCTCGGCATCACCGCCGACTCCATGCAGGCCATCCTTGAGGCGGCGAAGTAATGGCGAACTTCAACCTGGCAGACTACGAGCCCGTCGAGATTCGTCTCGCTCGCTTCTGGGAGGAACACCCCAACGGACGAGTCCTCACGGATCTCATCCACCACGGCGACGGACAGTTTCTCGTCCGTGCCATGCTCTACCGTGAGGGCGAAACCCAGCCCTACGCCACGGGCTACGCCGAAGAGCAGGTCACGCAACGAGGCGTGAACCAGACCTCGGCGCTGGAGAACTGCGAGACCTCAGCCATCGGACGTGCGCTGGCGAACGCTGGCTACGCACCGAAGGGCAAGCGTCCCAGCCAGGAGGAGATGGCGAAGGTCGCTCGTGCCAAGAGCCCGAACCCCGAACTGAGCCCACTCCAGAAGCAGGTTCGTGAGACCCTGCTGTCAGTCCACCCTGACGCTGGCTCTCGCAGGTTCTTCCTCGAAGCAAAGACTGGACGCACCCTCGCAGGGCTCTGGGAACTCTCCGAAGAAGAGTGCAGTAAAATCATTACCGACCTAACCAAGAAAGAGGAGGCAGCCAATGGCTGAGGCCACCATCACCATCATCGGGAACCTGACCCGAGACCCCGAGTTGAAGTTCCTTGACGGAGGCTCTGCGGCGGCTCGCTTCGCTGTAGCGGTCACGAAGAAGTGGAAGGACAAGGGCGGCAACGACAAGGAGCAGACCTCGTTCTTCGACTGCTCGGCTCTCGGTCAGATTGCTGAGAACATCGCCAACGCTCTGCGCAAGGGAGACCGTGTGATCGTCACGGGGCAACTTGAGCAGCGTTCGTGGGACGACAAGGACGGCAACAAGCGTTCGACCTGCGAAGTCCGTGTCGAGGGCATCGGAGCCGACCTGCGCTTCGTGAAGGACAGCCGCCCGAAGTCCTACGTTGCACCGCAGGAAGAGGAGTATTCGTTCTAATGGCGACCACCTCAACAGCAATCGAGAGCATCCTGCAGTCCATCAAGGAGAACTACGGCGACATCACCCTGTCCGCCGAGGACGCTGCGGAAATCTACGGGGGCACGAAGGAGGGCAAGGTCAAAGACCTGGCACAGCACAACCTGCTGCAGTACGCCCTGCTCCACGCCCACCTGCAGATTCAGGGGCTCATCCAGCACATCGAGCAACTGAACGCTCCGAACCGTGCGACTCGACGAGCCGCCAAGAAGCAGGGCCTCGTCCTGCCGTAATCGCCGCTCCCCTGGCAACTAGAGACCGCTCCCTTCGGGGAGCGGTTTCTGGCTTTCTGGAGAAAAATCTTGACACGGGCGACTTCCTGCGACTAACTTCGTGGGTGGCAACAATGCCGAGTTCCTGAGGAGGAAACATGAAGCGCAAGATTACCGTTCAAGAAGGCCGTCAGAAGGTGCAGTTCGTAGCAGTGATGACAGGCATCGTTAGTGCCTTCGCCACCCTGCTGACCAACTGGACACCAGACACTCGGTTCCTCGTCGCTGCAGGTGCTACGGCGGTCTCAGCCGTCACCACCGCCGCAGTCCTCTCCTGGCGGAACTACTGATGCCGACCCCAGCGTGTCGAGGCTACGACACGATCCTGTTCTACGACGAAGCGTTCGTCAAAGATGCGAAGGTCATCTGCAACGGATGCGCCCAGCGACAGGAGTGTCTGGATGAAGCCCTGCTCCGTGAGGACTTCGGGGTCTGGGGCGGAACTACGTCAGAAGAGCGCAGGCTCATTCGAGAGCAGCGTGGCATCAGCCTCGACAAGCCGAAGGTCGAGGAGCATCCTCGATGCGGCACGAACGCTGGCTACCACCGCCTCGCCAAGTTGAGGCAACTAGGCTTCAAAGTCCCCGACTGCGAGCCCTGCCGCATCGCTCACAGCCACTACCAAGCAGACAAGATTAGGAAACGATGAGCAACTTCAAGAACCCACCCTGCTTAGGCAAGACGGCCCTGTTCTACCCACCAGACAACACGCCCAGAGACCAGCGCATGACGCTCGAACAGATGGCGAAGGACATCTGCACGGAGTGTCCGTATCGGGCGGAGTGCCTCGAACTCGGGGTCGAGAACGAAACACACGGGGTCTGGGGCGGCGCAAACGCCACCGAACTAGCGACCATCCGCAAGGTTCGAGGGATTCACCTCTACCGCTCGATGGACTTGCTGAAGCACAAGTTCTGCGGAACCGAGCAGGGCTTCCACTACGCCGCCTCGATGGGCTTTCAATGCCGTGAGTGCAACAAGGCGCACGAAGCGTTCCTAAACCCCAAAGAGGAGACCGACTGGCATCCCTGCGGAACTGAGCGTGGCTACCAGGTACTGTACCTGCGCAACAAGGCAAAGGGCGGCAACAACGCTGGCTACGCCGTGACCTGTAAGGAGTGCCTCCTGGCACACTCACAGCACGGCAAGGACAAGAGAGACATGAAGCGCAGGGGTCTGCTATAACAGACTGACACAAACGAACGCCAGCCCCCTCACTAGGGCAAACGGCAGTAAGGCTGACTAGCAGCCATTCAGAGGTGGATAATCGGACTGGTGGGGCCGAGGATTGACAGGGGTTAGATCTCGGTGAGGTCGGCTCACGCCCAAGAACGTCTGGGTGAACCGTGCGATAATCAGCACCTGCCTTGAGCCATGACGGGTGGATGTCCTTGATGAAAATCAAGTGGTGAAGTGGGGCGAGGTCGGAACTACGGAGCGCAGCGAAGCGTGTAGTTCCCGTCATGCGTCTGCGGACGTTGCTCTCGCCTCGGTGACGAGCCCTCAGTTCCCAGCAGGCGAGCGCCTCAAGGCTTGAGAGCGACGCTGTGCTGTAGAGTTAGGGCTGTGAAACTCGCTCAAGAGGACAACCCACAGACACCAGACGACTTCCTTGCTCTGCTCTGCTACCTGTGGAAGCACGACCTCAGTATCAACCCAAACCCAGCAATGGGGAAACTCGCCATCCTCGGCACGAACGACGAGAAGGTCATCGAGTGGGTGGCACGAAACTACTCGCAGGCCGAACACTGGCTACCTGGTAGATGCGACGGATGTACTCAGTGGGTCATGGAGCGGACGCAGGCGTACTGGGGATCGCACCCGATGTTCTGCCACCTGTGCCTCGCCTGGACGCTGGAATACTTCGAGCGCAATTCCAAGTGGCCCGATGGCAACTGGTTCCCTGGCGAGACGTTCGAGTTGAACTTCAAACCGTTCGACCATGAGGACGACGAGTGAAGCGCAGCCCTCTGAACCCCGTGAGCAAGAAGCGGCAGAAACTCAACGTCGCTCGCCGCATCTTCGTCAAGCGCATCCTCGAAGAGCGTTCCAACTGCGAAGCCCAGATACCAGGTGTATGCTCCAACTGGGCGACGGACGTTCACGAGATCATGACTCGGGCTCGGGGTGGGTCTATCCTCGACGAGTTCAACGTGCTGGCACTCTGCCGACGTTGCCACTCATTCATCACCGAGAACCCAGCCTTCGCTCAGGAGCATGGGTTCATCGTCCACTCGTGGGCCACCAGCGCCGACCTAATCGCAGCAGACCGAGCAAGAGAGGTGTACCGACATGGCTAAGAAACGCCGAGTTCTACTAGGCCAAGAGGGCGAGTTCAAGTTCTGGTTTAGTTCAGAACACCGCATCCCTCGCAAAAAAAAGAAGCACCTCAAACGCCTCGACGCCGACCAGGTCATGACCATGCTCATCGAAGAAGTTTGGAGACGACGTGGCTGACCCGTTGTTCGGCAAGAAGGTGTGGAAGTCCACCATGCTCGAAGCCGAGTTCCAAGAGCAGGTCTGCCACCTGATGCGTCTGCAGGGCTGGTCGGTCTACTCCGTCCCTGACAGCCGCCGAGTGAGCCTCGCTGGCTATCCCGACATCACCGCTTGGCGTGGCACTCGGCTCATCTTCGCCGAACTCAAGCGTGAGAAAGGGCGCACCTCACCAGCCCAAGACGAGGTGATGGGCGAACTCGGACTTATACCGTGCGCCGAGGTCTATCTCTGGAAGCCCTCCGACTGGGATGACATTGTTAGAATCGTGGGGAAGGGGTACTAATGCTTTCAGCAATCCTGTGGACAATCGTGCTGTTCGTATCACTGGCGAGACTCTTCGGGTCGAGGGACTAATGAGAAACTCAGACCGCATGATCCGTGACCGCAAGTTGGTCGAGAAGAACCTGGCACGTCTCACCGATGGCGTGATGCTCGACCTCTGCCGACGGGCTGGAACCCGAGCCGTCCGTGACGCTTCGGGAGAGCGTGGCCCACGAGGAAAGGGCTCCTACTCTGACCCGACCCTCGCCGCAGTGATCCGCATGAACGAAGCCCGAGTTTCTGACCCCATCTTCGACGCAGTTCGAGACATCAGCCGACTGCTCGACGAGATGGCTCGCCTCTCGATGAAGTTGGACGACCTCGCTCGCTTCGTGCAGACGGGCAAGGAACGAGCCAAGCAGGCCGTCATCACCGAGTGCAAGGTGTGCGGACGCATCGTGGAGAACACGCCCAGCGACAGGATTCGCTCGGGAATGTGCCAAGCCTGCTACGCCGACGCTCGCCGAAAAGCCAGCAAACAGTAGGGGTTTCAGGTTCTCAAAAAATCTTTGAGAAAATACTTGCATCTGTCCAACTGATGGACATAGAATTTTTACATCGGCAACACCGCCGAGTTCCTGAGGAGGAAGTATGAAGTGTATGAAATGCGAGCAGTTGGTCAAGCACTGCATTATGTTCGGCTGCATCACGCCAGAGATGCGCACCGAGGAAGAGCGCAAAGAGCAGGCCGCCTGGTGGAAGTCGGTGACACAATGAAGCGCACCGCCTACGCTTTCGGACGCTGGACGAACGGAACCTGGCAGATCTTCTGCCCGACGTGCTGGACAAACGTACACGGGAATCGTGAAGCCGACGCTGACCTGCTCGACGGGAACGGCGACTCGGTGGTCTGCATCGTGTGCCTGACGGTGATGTCATGACCTATAGCCTGTTCGACCTACCTGCCTATCAGGACACGCTGACCAGCATCCTCGCCGCAGAGAGCATGGTCGGCAAAACCGCCCGACTCCGAGACCTCGTGCTGGACGCTCTCCAAGCCCAGCCGATGACCGACGAGCAGATCGCCGAGCGCCTCGAACTCGCCCCCAACACGGCTCGCCCACGTCGCATCGAACTCACCAAAGACGGGCTCGTTGTCCAGGTGGGCGAGACCAAGACTAAATCAGGCCGCCGAGCGATTCTCTGGGGGGTGGCATGAGACCGTTCCTCATCGTCGGGCTGGTGGTGACGCTCATCTCCCCGACCAACGTTCACCACCACCACGTCACGCCCCACGCTATCCACAACGTCGCCCACGTCACTCATCGCCCGTCGCTGGTGTCACCTAGAATCATGGCAGCGTGGTCGAGGGTCTACATCTGCGAGACCCACAACTGGAAGCAACGAGGCGAGTACGAGGGAGGGCTGGGGATGACCCAATGGAACTGGGAACACAACGGCGGCTTGCGCTTTGCCTCGGCTCCGTACCTAGCAACTCCCGAGCAGCAGGTCTACGTCGCTGAACAAATCCAGCACGGGCTCCCCGTCCCAGACCAAACCTCGACCTGTAAGGACTGGTAATCGTGGCTGACTTCTTCACCGTCGCCAACGTCCAGAACGGCATCGCCAAGAGCCTGAAGCGCATCGACGAGTTGGTAGACCAAATCGCCCAGGCTGGCGACTTGGCTGCCGAGTCCGAGGTGGCGTACAAGACCGAGTTCGCTAAGGCTCGTCTGACCTACCGAGCAGCGTCGAGGGACAAGTTGACGGTGGGCGAGGTCGAGGACTACGCCACCGAAGCCTGCGCCGACCTTTTGCTGGCGTACAAGATCGCCGACAACCGCCTGACCACCTGCCGAGAGGCGCTTCGTGCGGCTCAGTCTCGGCTCGACGGGCTCCGCAGTCTCCTGTCCAGCATCAAGGCGGCAACCTGATGTCACAGGCTATGATTACAGTTCGCAGTACCAATGCAGTATCTAATCCTGAGGAGGAAACAATGAAAGTAGTGACCAGGACTGACGTAATCAGTCACGACGAATGGCTGGAAGCCCGTAGCAAGGGTCTAGGAGGCTCGGACGCAGGTTCGATTCTCGGAGTGAACCCCTACAA